GATTTTATAATGGCAGATAATAATGTAAATATTAGCAATGTAGTTAATGTACAACTTTTTACACAGCCTACAAGTGCTAAAGCTTTAAATGTAAATGTAATAGGTTTATTTACTGACGAAAGTGCAGTAGGTAAGGTGGATAACTTTACAAGAGCAACAAAGTATTTTAGTATTGCAGATGTGGCAAGTGATTTTGGGACAAACTCACAAACTTATAATTTTGCAAAAGCATTTTTTACTCAACAACCAAACCCAACGAGTGCTGATGGTTATTTAGTAATAGGACATTGGCGATCTATTGATTTTGATGCACCTGCAACAAATGGTATCTTGACTGGAGGGCAACTAAGTGAAGCAATAGTAGTTCAAACACTTCAAACTATAACTGATGGAAGTTTTAATGTAACTATTGATGGTGGAACAGAACAAGTTATTACAGCCTTAGATTTTAACTCAATCTCTACCCTTGATGATATTGTAACAATATTAAACAGTGCAATTAGTGATGCAGTAGTAACTATTTCAGACCAAAAGATAATTATTACTTCTGATACTACTGGAATAACTTCAATTGTTACATTCCTATCTGCTGGGGCAAGTGGAACATTTATTGGAGATACTTTAGCTTTAGCTACTGGTACTGGTGCAATAAAAGTTGATGGTGTAGCATCTTCTATATTAAGTGCAGAAACTAAATTAGAATCAGTTATTGCAGTTCAAGCCGTAGAGGATTTTATAAGTTTTGGATTTATTGATAATCCTATAGATGCAGATAGTATTGCACTTTCAGATTATGCACAAGGTCAATCATCTAAACTTTATTATGATGTTTTTGATGATACTTCAAACCTTGAAAAAGTAGCAGGAAATCCAGTTTGGGACATTGTTTTAGCTGGAAATAAAAGAACTCAAATGTTATATAAGCCAGATGGTGACAGAAGATCATGGTTAGCATATTCATCAAGAAGCTCAGTTGTAAAATTTAATGCACAACTTACAGCAAATACAATGGCAAATAAAGAATTAAAAACAGTTTTACCAGATGTTATCGGCGAAGCAGATTTGGCAAAAACAAAACAAACAGGATTAACAGTTTACACAACAGTAAAAGATGTTCCAAACTTGTTTTTAAGCGGTAGAAATAGTTATACAGATGATGAATATAATACTATTGCTCTAGTTGATGCACTTCAAACAGATTCTTTTAATCTTTTACATTTAACAAATACTAAAATCCCTCAAACTACAAAAGGGCTTTTACAAATTACTGATACGATTAAAAAGACTTTAAAAAGATTTGTAACAAATGGAGTAATTGCTCCTGGTACTTGGACTTTACCAGATAGATTTGGAGACTTGAATGTGTTTGATAAAGAGATTGAAACTATTGGATTCTATGTATTTCCAAATCCTTTAAGTTCACAAACAACTGATGAGAGAGCAGAAAGAGAAACACCACCAATTCAAATAGCGGTTAAATTTGCAGGTGCATTTCATAGTATAGATATTATTTTAAATATTAATTTGTAGGAGAATTAAATGACATTTGATGCAGTAGGTAGTACATTTACACTGAACGGAAGAAGATTTACAGATTTCATCGAGGGGGACAAGATTGCAATCGACTTCCCTAATGATGCAACAAAAAAAACTAGAGGGCAAGATGGCAACTACTCTATGAAAAAAACAGCAAACGCCGATGAAATGAATATGACTATTTCATTATTAAAAGCTAGTGGAGACGATAGCTTTTTAAATGGTTTATTAAATCAAGAATTGGCAATTGAACTAGAGGGTAGTTTACAAACACCTTTTAAAAGAGATGGTTCTGATGGAATTGAAGATTATTCTCTAGTAGGTGGTGGAATCACTACAAGAACACCATCAAGTCTCAATACTGTTGATGGTGATGATACTTTTGACTATGTTATTAACTTTGCAACTGCAAGAAGAAGTGTATAATGAGTACAGTAATACAAGTATTAGAAAAGGCTAAACAAATAAAAGAAGATGGGTATATTGATATAAATGAGAATAGATACGATATTAACAAAATGCCATTTATGAAAAGTGAAGAGATATTTTCTTTTTACTCTTCAATTCAAAATCAAATAGCATTAAGTAATTTTTCATTTCTAAGATCTGATGATTTTAAAAACACTAAAAAAGTGATGTTTGATTATATTGATTTTGATGGTGCTAAATTAAATTCAAGAAAAGAACATTTTGATAATGAAGATTATGAGGGTGACTATTTAGCATTAATTCTTGTTTCATTTACTGTATTTTCTTACCCTTTGTTGAAAGGGGTCACTGGAAAGTAGATAGCTACTTTCAGCGACCACAAAAATCATTAATAAAAAAAACTAACATAAGTGATAGTAAATTTCTTATCATTATGTTAGCTGATAAAGGTATAGATACTTATTCAAATCTTTTGAATATGGATTGTGAAACTATTTTAGATATGTTAGAATACTACAATATACAAAATGCTATACAATGGGTACAAATAGAAAGGGCTAAAAATAACTAGCCTTTTCATCTTCAAACAATAAACACTTTAATAAATGCTATAATTACATATAAAATAAAAAGGTTTAACTATGGCAAACTCTACTGAACTTGTAACCGAGTTTACTTTTAAAGGTTCTACTAAACCACTAGAAAATTTTAATTTAAATATGACTGATGCGATAGGGTTATTGGCAAAAGGTACAGCACTATTTACAGCAGGAGCAATAGCACTTAATGGATTTGTAATATCTACTTTAGCGGGTGCTGATGCACAAGGACAATTAGCAAATACTTTAGGGGTATCGATTGAAGAAATACAGAAACTAGGGTTTGTAGCTAGTGTATCAGGCTCAAGTGCTGCACAATTAGAATCATCTTTAGAGGGTATCAATGAACGAATAGGTGAAGCTTCAATTAAAGGAAGTGAAACATTTAACCGCTTAGGTATCAGTGTTCGTGGTGCAAATGGCGAAGTTAAAAAAGCTGATAAAGTTTTATTAGAAGTTAGAGATAGCTTTGAAAGACTTAATTTATCAAGTGCTGAACAATCTAAGATATTAAGTGAGCTAGGTATAGATAAGAGCTTACAACAATCATTAAATTTAACTAGACAACAAATCGCAGACCTTGGAGCAGAAGCTGAAGCCTTTGGATTAATGGATGAAGAAGATACTAAAAAAGTTATAGAATTTAACGATAGTTTGACTAAATTAACTTTCGGATTTGATTCATTAAGGAAGATGGTCGCAATTTCTTTAGCTCCACAAATTACAGGAATAAGTGATGGCTTTTCAGATTTTTTGAAAGTAAATAAAGACTTAATAGTTAATGGGATAGGGAAGACATTTGAGGTTTTAAACGCTGGACTTGGTGCAATATCAAGAGTAGGTAGTGCTTTTATAACTATGATTGATAAAACTATAGGACTTGATAATGCACTTATAGGATTAGGTGGGGCGATAGCTTTTATTAATAGAGGTTTATTATTCTCTCCTATTGGATTAGCAGTTGCAGGACTTACCGCTTTGTTTGTTATAGTAGATGATCTAATCGTAGCTTTCGAGGGGGGGAACTCTATAATCGCGGATTTCTTTCAAGATGTATTTGATATAGATATTGTAGAGGGTATAACTAAATCATTTAACTTTTTAAAAGAGTCTTTAGTATCATTAATGGAGTTTTTTAAGCCAGTACTTGATGCAATAAAACTTATTGGTAGTTCGATAGGTGGGCTTTTCGGATTTGGGGCAGATACTCCAAATGTTCCACATGGAACTACTGCACCACAAGAAGAAGAGGGCTTTTTTTCAAATCTTAAAAATGATATTGGTAATTTATTAGGTGGTGGAACTAGCACATCTTCAAACACTAGCAATGTTCAACAGTCAAATGTAATCAATATCAATACTAACGACCCACAACTAGCAGGTCAATCGGTAGTGGCAAATCTAGACCAAAGTTACGAACAAGCCAAATTCGCATCTAAGAAAGGGAATTTTTAATGTTAAATATTTCTAGTGAAAGTGGAGCATCTAATCCTTTTGATTTAGGAAGAAAAGCTTTAAGTAGTGCAATTAGTAATATTGTAAATGTTAATGATAAAGAGAATGTCGGAATAGGTGGGTTTTTGGTTAGTGCAAGAGTTGAAGATAACATAACTAAAAAACAAACTCTTACTACTAATCCAGTTGAAAATGGTGTTAATATTTCAGACCATTTAATAAAAGACCCTTTAACTATCTCAATTGCAATAGATGTATCAGACATTGAAATAAAACCTAACAATGGTGTATCATCTATCGTAAAAAGAATTAACCAAGCATTACCTAATGTAACTACTTTTTTACCTAAAAGAACAGCTACACAATTAACAAAGGTAAACAATCTAGTATTACAAGTAGAAGTTTTGAAAAATGCAAGTAATTTATTTGAACTTTTTAATAAATCAACTAATGAAACTAGCCCACAAAAAACTACATTTTTATTTTTTGAATATTTATTTGAATCGGGTCAGCCCATACAAGTACAAACAAAACACAAACTTTATGAGAATATGATTTTAATTTCTAATGCCGAAAGAGTAACAGAGCAAGAAAGCACACAATTTAGTTTAATATTTCAACAAATAGTTATTGCAGAAACTCAACTAATTGATGCACAACAATATTTTAAAAAACCAAGTGGTCAAGCAGCAGACCAAGTAAGTGAAACTCAAAAGACTGGAAAACAGCAGGGCAAAGAAGTAAAAAGCAGTTTTGCAACAACATTAAAAAATATTATAGTAGGTTGATATGAAGCAAATTGAGATAACAGATAGTTCAAAACAAGAAATAATGATAGCTGTTGAAGATTTTACACTTAAATTGATACTTAGATTTTTACCAATGGTTCAAAGTTGGCAAATGACAGTTATTAGAGATGATGTAACTATTATAACTAATAGGAAATTATCTTTAGGAAACTTTATACTAAAAACTAAAAATGAACCTTTTCTTTTTATAGTTGCAGATTTATCTAACACTAATATTGATCCGTTCAAAATAGATGATTTTTCATCAAATAGATGTCAATTATTACTTACGAATAGAGAAGAAACTTTGGAGGTTACAAGTGTTGAGGTTCGGTAGAGATTACAAATTACTTATTAGATTTTCTAAAGATGAGGTAATTGAAGTTTTACCACCTTTTAGAGTTGCATTTGATGGAGAAAAATCAATATTTGCAGGACTTAATAAAATTTCTATTGATGTATACAATTTATCTCCAAAGAATAGAGATAGAATCTTTAAAGATAAAGAAAACAGAAAAGAATATTTTCAAGTTATATTGAGCGTTGGGTATGAGAATACTCAAAATGATATTATCTTTAAAGGTGATATTTTCCAAGCATATACAGAAAAAAAAGACAATGATTATATAACTAAGATAATTTGTGAGAGTGGTGGATTTGACTATAAGAACTCTTTTACAAGTAAAACTATAACTAACCAAAGCCAAGTTATGGATCAATTGTTAAATGATATGCCAAACACTCAAAAAGGAAGTATCGATATAAATCCCGTTTTTATTGCAAGAGCTAAAGTTTTAGTTGGTGCTACATCTGATATACTGCAGCAAGAAATAGGATTAAATCAAAGTTGGTTTATAGATGATGAAAAACTTTTTATATTAAAAGAGAATCAAATAATAGATAGTGTAGCAGTTGTTATAAATGCAGACACGGGGCTTTTAACTGTACCTACAAGAGCAAATCAACTTGTGGAAGCACAAACGATAATGAATCCTGCGATTAGACTAGGTGGCTTAGTTCAATTAGTTTCTGAAGAGTCTAAGAATTTAAATGGATTTTATAAAGTAGAGGTTGTAAAATATAAAGGGGATTTTAGAGGTAATGAGTGGAAACAAATATTATCTCTACGATTGAATACTGATTTTGAGGTAGTAAAATAATGAATGAAACAAATTTAGAAGATTTACTAATAACAATAATTGATGAAAAAATATTAAATATTAGAACTACCACGATAGGTAAAGTGACTAAAGTAAATAACGGAACAATAAATATTCAACCAGTAATAAACGCAAATGTTCAGGGTAAAAGCGTACAATTACCAGAATTTATAGAAGTTCCTTATTTTACTTTGCAAGGCGGAAGCAGTTTTATAATTATGCCAATATCTATTGGCGACCATTGTTTAAT